ATCTACTGCCTTGGAAAAGGCTGCATTTGTAGAGCAGGGTGATATGTGGTATGTAGGAAAACACAGGCTTTATTGTGGAGATGCAACTAATGCTGATGATGTTACAAAGTTAATGAATGGAGAGAAAGCAAACCTTATTTTGACCGACCCTCCTTATGGAGTTTCATTTAAGAGTTCTAGTGGCTTGACCATACAAAATGATAGTATGAAAAATTCAGAGTTCTATGATTTCTTGCTAAAAGCTATGACAAACATGGCCGCCCATTTGGAAAGTGGTGGCTCGGCATATGTTTTTCACGCAGACACAGAGGGACTTAATTTTCGTAAAGCTTTTATTGAGGCAGGGTTTCATCTTGCGGGAGCATGTATATGGGTTAAAAACAGTTTAGTTTTAGGGCGAAGTGACTATCAATGGCAACACGAACCTATTTTATTTGGATGGAAAAATGATGGCAAGCACTCCTGGTATTCCGACCGAAAGCAAACAACCATATGGAACTTTGATAAACCAAAACGCAATAAAGACCATCCTACATCAAAGCCACTAGATTTGTTAGCTTACCCTATTATGAACTCAAGCAGAGAAAATGCAATTGTAATTGATGTTTTCGGTGGAAGTGGCTCGACCTTGATGAGTTGTGAGCAAATAAACCGAATTTGCTACATGATGGAGCTTGATGAAAAGTATGCCTCTGTGATTCTTAGACGATTTGTAGAAAATTCCGAAAGCTCAGAAAATGTATATGTTGTTAGGGATGGGGTTGAATTTAAATACTGCGATTTAGCAAAAGAGGTGGAGTTTGATGAGTAGATTTGAAAATCCATATGAATTTTCAGAAATTGATAAAGTAGGTTGTGGTAAGACACCAACCGGAGAATCTTTTGTTTTTGATATAGAGGATTATGAAAAAATCAAGCACATGACATGGTATAGATGCAATCAAAGCAAAGGGGACGTAACGTATATAGGTAACCATAGAGGAATATGTATACACCGTTATATTGTTGATGCACCTAAAGGTATGGAAATCGATCATATTAACCTTAACCCTATGGATAACCGTAAAAAGAATCTGCGAATATGCACTCATCAACAAAATCAATGTAATCAGCCTTTGCAGAAAAACAACACTTCAGGAATAACGGGTGTAAGTTATTATAAACCAAGAGGTAAGTATCGTGCCAGGATTAAGGTAGGGCAACGTAATATCCATCTTGGATATTATAAATTATTAGATGAGGCAATACAAGCGCGCAATATCGGTACAGCTTGTATGTTTGGAGAGTATGGACGTTACGATGCTAATATAAAGACTTTCAAATGGGTTGAAGAAAAGGTTATAAAAATATGTAAACGCTTTGTGGATTTATCAATCTGCAAAGCGTTTACTGATTTAGCAAAAGAGGTGGAGTTAGATGAAACATAATTTAACCCTTGGCTCGCTTTTCGATGGCAGTGGTGGTTTCCCTTTAGGTGGTCTGCTTTGTGGTATTATCCCCCTTTGGGGATCAGAAGTTGAACCGTTTCCCATTCGTGTAACCACCAAGCGAATACCACAGGTGAAGCATTTAGGCGATATTTCAAAAATTAACGGAGCTGAAATTGAACCAGTTGATATAATAACTTTCGGCTCGCCTTGCACTGATATGTCGGTGGCTGGGAAACGTACAGGGCTAGATGGAAAACAATCATCCCTCTTTTATGAGGCTATAAGAATTATTAAAGAAATGAGGTGTGCTACTAATGGTAAATATCCAAGATTTATCGTGTGGGAGAACGTGCCAGGTGCATTCTCCTCAAATAAAGGAGAGGACTTCAAAGCCGTTCTCGAAAGTATCGCAAGTATTAAAAATGAAACCATATCTATTTCTAAACCTAGCAAATGGACAAATTCAGGAAGTATTGTGGGAACTAATTACTCCATTGCGTGGCGAACTCTTGATGCACAATACTGGGGAGTTCCCCAGCGAAGAAAACGCATCTACCTTGTCGCAGATTTTGGAGGCAAAAGTTCATCAAAAATACTATTTGAGTCAGAAAGCTTGTCAGGGTATTCTTCGCAGAGCATCAGTTCGTGGCAAGGAACTTCCCAAGGCACTCAAACTTGCACTGAAGAAACAAGCAATCTTGTCCTAAACGACCGAGGTGGACAGCGTATGGATGTGCTTGATAATTTATCGGCAACCCTTAGGGCAACGGCGAACCACCCACCTTGTGTAATGTTTGAAAACCACAGCCAAGATACTCGATACAAAGGGCCACTTGATGTTGCGACTACTGTTTCTTCAACCTATGGAACTGGGGGAAACAATCAGCCTTTCGTAACCTCAGCAGGTTTTTGCACAGAACATTCATCTAAAAGCCGTGGCATTGGTTATGAAGAAGAAACCTCGCCAACACTTAGGGCTGGAGTTGTTCCTGCGACTTTGTCTTGTGAAGATACACCTAAAACCCTGAAGATCAGAAGTGGTTGTGATGGTGGTGGGAAAGGCGCTTTAATACAGGATAATAAATCAGCAACGCTTTCTTGCAACAATGACCAATCTGCATTTGTGCCAATGGCTTATGGTATCTGTTCTGATGGCAGTAATTCTATGAAATCAGGCAACCCTCAAAGTGGAGTTTATATAGCTGATACTTCACGAACAATTGACTCCAACGGTGGAAACCCCGCGTGTAATCAAGGTGGGGTTGCTATCGTGGAGAGCTATTCACTGCAAGGGTCTATGATAGACAGAAAAGACGAAAACGGTCCCAATGGTAACGGCATCAACGAGGATGTTTCTTTCACACTTAACACCACCGATTGCCACGCAGTTTATTCTATGACAACAGGAAGTTTCATGCAAGTGAATAAAGATAAATCTCCTACACTAGCATCAAGAGATTACAAAGACCCCTCCGTTGTGGCAGAGCCTATTTACTCGATGGATAGAGAAAGCTTTAATTGTGGGCAGAATTTCGCAAGAAATCTTGGCATTGCCGAAAATGGTGTTGCATCAACTTTGAATGCGCAAGGACCATCAGCTGTTGCTTGGAATGGAGATAGTGTTTCTTCAGTAATTGAACCTAATTATACAGTTCGCAGATTAACCCCAAAAGAATGTGGCAGACTTCAAGGGTTCCCTGACTTTTGGTCTGAAAACCTTGCAACCGAAAGCCCAACAAACGAAGACATAGAATTTTGGGCAGAGGTTTTTGAAACTCATCGTAAGATTATGGGCAAGTCCAAAAAAACCAAATCTGAAAATCAGATTATTAAGTGGTTGCAAAATCCACATTCTGATAGTGCTGAGTATAAAATGTGGGGGAACGGTGTCGCTTTTAGAAACTTCAATATTGCCGTGCTTTTCTTCATATTTTTCAATACAATCTCGAATGAGAACAAGTATTTGACTGTTTGCTGAACGCCCCTCGTAGTCTGATACAACGTGTATTTTATTTAGCATATCTTCATCAATACGAATAGACAAACTTTTTATAGCCATAAAATTCACCCCTTTTAAATATATTATGTGTTTATTATATATCTATTATGTGGTATTATGTTAATGTTGGGTTTAAAACATATCTAAAATATATCTACTATAATTGACTAATATGAGAATAGCAGTGATAGGCTCACGGTGTCTGGGCGTTAAAATTTATCTGAAATTTGACTTGCTATTTTAACCTTTTAGAGTGATATATAGTACCAAACGAATATAAGGTTCGTTAAAAAGAAAGGTGGCAAATATTAATGGTATGTGTCGGAAAATTAAGATTAAGTTTTTCAAATGAACAGGTATATCTATTAAAGGATTGTGAGAATTCTCTTGATATGGCTAATAGACGAAATATAAAACTGCTACTCCGTTCTAGTTTTTTAGATGGAGTAGCAGTTTTATTAGGCTGGGGGGTCATAAAGTGATGAAAGAATTCAAAAATAGTTTTAAACAAGATGATAAGGTTTTGACAGCTTACTTTGTTTCATACCCATACAGTCTAGATGATTTAAAAAAGCCTCATATAGTTTCTAGAAGAAAACCATATATAATTGAGAAAGAAATTACGCTTGGCAAAATTGATTACGAAAACTTTATTACAGATTTATGCGTTGACCGTGAATACATAGAAGTAAATAGTAGTTTGATGAAAATTGATGAAACAGGCACTTGGCACTGTATTTTAGTAAGGCAGAAAAACAAGCACGATGGCATATTAGTTATGTCCGACGGAAATGTGTTTCCAAAATGGGCGGCATATTTATATCATAAGGAGAGCGCAGATGATTAATTCAAAAAAGCTAGAAAGCCTAAAAGTTTACTACACAAAAGGAACTCGTGTGAGGTTAGTTCGTATGAATGACCCCTATTCAAAACTTGAAACTGGTGATACAGGAACAGTTATCACAGTCGATGACCTTGGAACTATCCACGTTTCTTGGGATAAAGGTGGTTCTTTAGGTGTGGTTTATGGTGAGGATTTATGCAGTAAAATATAGCATAAAACCATACAAACACACGCGTTAAACATTGTGTACTTTATAAGTATAATTGACTGGCTATATGTCCTTTGTGACGGTAATATGGTGTTAGAAAGAAACACACATTACTTTGAAAAGGGGCAATAAAAATGTTAAAATCAAGATTTGGAATTGAAATTGAGTTCACAGGCATCACAAGAGAAAAAGCAAGCGAGGTTGTGGCTAGTCACTTAAACGCAACAATCAGCAAAACCTACAACAATTACGATTGCTACAAAATCACTTCACAAGACAACAGAGTGTGGCAAATTATGAGTGACGCCTCAATCACTTGTCAAAGAAAAGAAAATGGCAGAATTATTTCAGCCAATAACACTTATAGCGTTGAGCTTGTAAGCCCAATCCTAACCTACAAAGAGGACATTGAAAACCTGCAAGAATTGGTTAGGAAACTTCGACAGGCTGGGGGTTTTACGAATAGCAGTTGTGGAATTCATATTCACTTAGACGGTGCAAACCACAATGTTAGGAGCATTCGAAACTTCATAAATATCGTTGCAAGCAAGAATGACCTTTTCTACAAGGCACTTGAAATCAACCCTCAAAGAATGAGGTATTGCAAGAAGATGGACGGGGTTTTGGTGGACAAGATAAACAAGAAAAAACCAAAAACAATGGATGAGATTGAGAGCCTTTGGTATGAGGGATATTGCGAAAGCACCTCAAGGCATTATCACTCAAGTCGCTACCACTTCCTAAACCTACATAGTTTTTTTACAGGCCATCACACAGTTGAACTTAGGGGTTTTAATAGCACCCTGCACGCTGGGAAAGTTAGGAGTTACCTAGTTTTAGCGCTTGCCCTTAACAACCAAGCACTAACGCAAAAGTGTGCAAGTTCGAAAAAGCCACAAGCCGACAACGAGAAGTTTGCAATGAGAACCTACCTCAACCGAATAGGTTTTATCGGTGAAGAATTTGCAAATTGCCGAGAGCATTTAACAGCAAAGCTTGATGGTGTTTCAGCTTGGAGGTTTCCCACAGCAGTATAAATTGACTATTAAAAACAAGGAGGAATTAAAGTGAACACAAAACTTTACTTAGCTTATGGCTCGAACTTAAACCTTGAACAAATGGCGCACCGTTGCCCCTCAGCAAAACCAATAGGGGCAACTACCCTAGAGGGTTACCAACTGCTTTTTAGAGGGCAACACGGTGGCGCAGTGGCAACGGTTGAACCTATGGAAAATAGCGAGGTGCCCGTGCTTTTGTGGGAAATCACTCCGACTGACGAGGAGGCACTTGACCACTACGAGGGTTTCCCTTTCCTGTATCGCAAGGAAACTGTAAAAGTTAAACTTGATGGAAAAAGCGTTAATGCAATGGTTTATAGTATGAACGAGGGCAAACCCCTAAACTCCCCAAGTTGCTATTATTATAGTGTCATTCTTGAGGGGTACAATAGTGCAGGGTTTGATGTATCGGTGCTGAAAAAAGGTGTGGAGAATTCAATAAAATAGTAAAATCAATAAATTAGGAACTCCACAATGGAGTTCCTTTTCTCATTCAAGTATTCGGAAATGGAGGTAACGGTCATTAGAAAGCTAAAGAAATACACACCGACTAAGTTCAAGGCAAAGGATAGTATTTACGATAAAGCTACTGCTGACTATGCCGTTGCCTTTATTGAAAGTTTGAAACATACCAAGGGAACTTGGTCTGGAAAGCCGTTTGACCTTATTGATTGGCAAGAGAAAATTATCCGAGATGTGTTTGGCACTTTGAAAACTAACGGTTATAGGCAATTTAACACTGCATATGTTGAAATACCAAAGAAAATGGGTAAGTCTGAACTTGCAGCTGCCATTGCGCTACTCCTTACTTGTGGTGATGGAGAGGAGCGAGCAGAGGTTTATGGTTGTGCAGCTGATAGAAACCAAGCAAGTATCGTTTTCAATGTTGCTGCCGATATGGTGCGGATGTGTCCTGCACTGTCTAAGCGAGTGAAAATTCTCGATTCACAAAAAAGGTTAGTGTTTCAGCCAACGGGCAGTATTTATCAAGTTTTATCTGCCGATGTTGGTAACAAGCATGGCTTTAATACTCATGGGGTTGTGTTTGATGAACTTCATACACAGCCAAACCGTAAGCTTTTTGATGTTATGACAAAAGGCTCTGAATTGAGGGCAGAAAGCATGACCCAACATTCTACCCTGTGATTTATGGTGCGTTGCAAGAAGATGACTGGACTGACCCAAAAGTGTGGAAGAAAGCCAACCCCTCGCTTGGTATTACCGTTGGAATAGATAAAGTAAAAGCTGCTTATGAGAGTGCAAAGCAAAACCCAGCAGAAGAAAACAGTTTCAGACAACTTCGCCTTAACCAGTGGGTGAAACAAGCTATCAGATGGATGCCTATGGAAAAATGGGACAAATGCTCGTTCCCTGTAATTCCACAAGACCTTGAGGGTAGGGTTTGCTATGGTGGACTTGACCTTTCATCCTCAACCGATATTACGGCATTTGTGCTTGTTTTCCCTCCAATAGACGAGGATGATAAATACTATGTACTCCCTTATTTTTGGATACCAGAAGATAACATTGATTTGCGTGTAAGACGGGACCATGTGCCTTATGATACTTGGGGAAAGCAATTTGACCGTTGGGGCGCAGTGCAGATGGTTCAAAACCTTGAGGGACTTGGTTTTAAAGTAGTACCTTTTGGGCAAGGCTTTAAAGATATGTCCCCACCAACCAAGGAACTTATGAAACTAACCTTTGAAGAAAAACTAGCACACGGTGGTCACCCAGTTCTTCGTTGGATGATGGATAACATCTACATCAGAACTGACCCTGCAGGAAACATTAAGGCTGACAAAGAAAAGTCTACAGAGAAAATTGATGGTGCAGTTGCCACGATTATGGCGCTTGATAGAGCAATTAGATGTGGTGGGAGTGATGGTGGAAGTGTTTATGATACGAGGGGGATTTTGGTGTTGTGAGTGGTTGAAAATTTCACAATTATATGATATAATTAATTTCAAAGACATCGTGCAATTCTGTGCGGAGAACACGTAGCAAATTTATATTTTGCGTAAAGAGGATTACAATGAAAAAAATACTATTATTACATGGAATGGGTGGTCCTAATCCACTTAACTATATTGAAAACGGACTAAGAAATGAGTTTCATATATTTAAACCTACTATGCCGGGATTTGATGCTGGCGATGGGTTGATACAGTATACCGATGATTTATATGTTAACTTTGTTGAACATTATAGGAAAGAAAACAACGTCGAATCCTTTGTGGTTGTTGGATATTCTATGGGTGGAAGAACGGCGTTGAATTATACATTTGCATATCCAGAAAGAGTCACCAAGTTAATATTATTGGATTCGATAGGGTTATCTTTTATGATACCAATATTAAAATTTAATTTTGGTAAGCCGTTTTTGAAAAAAGTATTACCACAAATGCTCAAATATTCTTTTGCTCAAGAAATGTTAGGAAAACCAGATTTTGTAGATACTAAATCCGAAACATATGAGTTGGGGAAAAAATGGATGAGCAAAATGATGGAGAATTCTATTGTTAGACAAAATTTTGCGGAGATACTGACATCCGTAGGCACGCCTATTCCTGATTTGATAGAAAAATTGAAAACATTGCAAATGCCTGTTCAACTACTTTGGGCTGACAAGGATAAAACATCTAAAGTTTCGACTGCAAACTGGGCAACAAAATATTTGCAAAATTATGATTTGAAAATATTAAATAATTTTAAGCATATGGCACCTATGGAAAATCCAGATTTTTATACTAAAAATATATTAGATTTTTCCCAAAAAAGTGCAAACAAAAAATGAGCATTCGTTTGGTGCCGCAAATTGAATAAATTCTAAGGACAATTCTTCGGAGTTGTCCTTTTCTCATACCCATTTTTAAGGAGGACATCCCCATGAACCCATTCAAATCCCTATTTCACTCTCGGGATAAACCACATAACCTTGGCAATAATCGTTTCAGCTTTTTCCTCGGTAACACCACAAGTGGAAAGCCTGTGAACGAGCAGACTGCAATGCAGATGACGGCAGTTTACTCCTGTGTGCGTATCCTATCGGAAACGGTGGCAGGACTTCCCCTCCATGTGTATCAGTATAATCAATCTGGCGAAAACGGCTCATATATGAATGCCGAAAAAGCCACCGACCACCCCATATATAAACTGCTCCATGATGAGCCAAATCCTGAGATGACTTCGTTTGCGTTTAGAGAAACGCTGATGAGTCATCTTTTATTATGGGGAAATGCGTACGCTCAAATTATTAGAAATGCTCGTGGTGAGGTGGTGGCTCTCTACCCACTAATGCCTAACAAAATGATGGTGGATAGAGGCTCTGATGGTGCGATTATTTACACATATCAAAGCGATAAAGGAATGGTGGTTCTTGGGCGAGAACAGGTTTTGCATATCCCCGGACTTGGCTTTGATGGATTGGTTGGCTATTCACCGATTGCAATGGCGAAAAACGCTATTGGTATGGCAATTGCGTGTGAGGAATATGGCGCAAAGTTCTTTGCAAACGGTGCATCTCCTGGGGGTGTGCTTGAACATCCAGGTACTATCAAAGACCCACAAAAAGTAAAGGAAAGCTGGAATAGTGCCTATCAAGGTTCAGCCAACTCTCATAAAGTAGCAGTGCTTGAAGAAGGAATGAAATATCAGCCAATTGGCATATCCCCAGAACAAGCACAGTTTTTAGAAACACGAAAGTTTCAGATAAATGAGATTGCTCGTATTTTCAGAGTGCCACCGCATATGCTCGCAGACCTTGAGAAATCAAGCTTTTCAAACATAGAGCAACAGAGCCTTGAGTTTGTGAAATATACACTCGACCCTTGGGTAGTTCGTTTGGAACAAGCAATGTGCAGAGCCTTATTGCTCGAAAGCGAAAAGCCTAATGTATATATTAAGTTCAATGTTGACGGGCTTTTGCGTGGTGATTATCAAAGCCGAATGAATGGTTATGCAACGGCAAGGCAGAACGGTTGGATGAGTGCAAATGATATCAGAAAGCTTGAAAACCTCGACCGTATCCCAGAAGAGCTTGGTGGGGATTTGTATCTCATAAACGGTGCAATGACGAAATTACAAGACGCAGGGGTTTTTGCTAATATAACTGAAAAAGAAACGGAGGGTTTAAATGAAAATAATAACGCAGGCACAAAACAAAAATAACACGCAAAGTTTAATGTGTGAATTGCCAGCGGGTGCTACCCGCAAGTTTTGGAACTGGGCAACAAACGAAATGAACGAACGAACCCTGTACCTAAATGGTGCAATAGCAGAAGAGAGCTGGTTTGGTGATGAAATTACACCCAAACAATTCAAGTCAGAATTGTTTGGCAGTGATGGGGATATAACCGTTTGGATTAATTCCCCTGGAGGTGATTGTATTGCTGCTAGTCAAATTTATTCAATGCTGATGAATTACAAAGGCAGTGTCACGATTAAGATTGATGGAATTGCTGCATCTGCTGCATCGGTTATTGCAATGGCTGGAACAAAAGTTTTGATGGCACCAACAGCGCTTATGATGATACACAACCCACTAACCGTTGCAATCGGTGATAGCGAAGAAATGCAAAAGGCAATTTCAATGCTTTCAGAGGTTAAAGAAAGTATCATAAATGCCTATGAAATCAAGACTTCCCTATCTCGTTCAAAGCTTTCACATCTTATGGACGCAGAAACTTGGCTAAATGCAAATAAGGCAATAGAACTCGGCTTTGCAGATGATATTTTATCAGATAACAAAAAGGAAATCCAGTCTGATAATGTGACTTACGCATTTAGTAGAAAGGCAGTGACTAACTCACTCCTGTCTAAAATTGCGTCGAAGAAAGACACAACAACAACAAACACAAATCAACCAACAATTAAGACGCTTAAAGACCGTCTTAAATTTATTTAGGAGGAACTTTTATGAATAAACTAATGGAGCTTTATGAAAAGCGAAACAATGCAGTTACTGCTGCAAGGGCATTTCTCGATAGCAAACGGGCAGAAAACGATATCCTATCTGATGATGATAATGCAATTTACACAAAGATGGAAACTTCCATCATGGCACTTACAAAAGAAATCGAGCGTGAAAGCAGACTTGTACAAGCAATCAATGATGAATGCTCTGCGCTCCAATTTTCGTAGGGTTAGTAATATTTTGCAAGAGGGAGTAGATGCCGACGGGGGCTATCTTGTTCCGGCTGAATACGATACTCGCTTGATTGATGGACTTACCGAGGAAAATATTATACGTAAGCTTGGAACTACAATTAAAACAGGTGCAGAGCGAAAGATTAATATTGCGGCATCTACTCCTGCCGCTGCTTGGATTGATGAGGGTGGAGAGCTTACCTTTGGTGATGCAAAGTTTGAGCAGATTAACCTTGATGCACACAAACTTCACGTTGCAGTTAAAGTAACAGAAGAACTTCTCTATGACAATGTGTTCAACCTTGAAACATATATTCTAAACAAGTTTGCAAAGGCACTAGCTAACGCTGAAGAAGATGCTTTCCTAAACGGTGATGGTGTGGGCAAACCACTCGGAATATTTGCGACAACTGGTGGTGGACAAATTTGCGTAACAACTGCAACAGCGACTGCAATAACTGCTGATGAAATTATCAATCTGATTTACTCACTAAAAAGACCATATCGCAAAAACGCTGCTTTCATCATTAACGACCAAACGCTTGCAATTCTTCGCAAATTAAAAGACGGCAACGGCGCATATTTATGGCAACCATCATATCAAGTGGGCGAGCCTGATAGCTTGCTAGGTTACCCTGTTCACACCTCAGCATATGTCCCAACAGTGGCTTCTGGAAACCCTGTC